GATTCAGCTACATACGCCATTTATTTTTCCTCCTCAATCAGAAATAGATTTCCCAATACCCAGTAATCTGGATATCATCCTCTTTGCCAATGGTGGACTTTCTTACCCGGCGGGAAAAAAGTGTGCCATCGCCAAAGAAAAGGCCAAACTCACGAATGGCCATGCCATTGGCCACGTTGGTGCCTATGGTGAAGTTGAATTTGACTTTGTTGTTTGCATACTCCACGGAAGACACCGCCACCTTGACGGTGCCCGTGAGGTTGGTATCCCCGGAAGCGGCAGCCGCTGAGCCGGTACCCACGCCCACATGGGTGATATGGCCTGTATATCCGCCCCCCAGCATGCGGGCCAGTTTGGCACGGCCCGCCGCCACTATCAGGTTATGGTCATCGTCTGCAAGAATCAGTTTGCCTGCCTTGTAGACTTCCAGATGCACCGCCCCGCGCATATTGTCTGCGTGGTCGGCAAATCCCAGATTGTTCATCTTTTTGCCTCCTATGCTGCTAAATATTTGTAGTCACAGACAGCACCGCCAAAGCCGGTGATATGCTCACCATTGGCGCGAATCGTGCCATCAGCCATGTACCTGGCATTGTATATCTGGGCCGCAAAGGTGCTGCCGTTGGCCTTGTAGGCCCCGTCTGCCCTTCTGGCTCCTGCCGCATTGGCCAAATACATGCCATTGGCCACCGCCCCCACGCCGATGGTAACAGAAATGCTATCTTCCGCCTCCATGGCCATCATGGAGCCGTCCGCCTTGCTGCTGCCGTCTGCGTAGATGGTGCCGATATTGTCAGCCAGCCCCACAGCGTGGGAAAGGCTCAGGCTATCGTCCATCATGTGCCCGGCGGCACTCAGGCTGCCATTGGCAAGGCTTTGCCCGTCTGCCAGGGTGCCGGTGTCCACGGTGTCCATAAGAGGTGTGACCACATTGGTTGAATCCACCTCAGACATGCTGCAGGTTTCTGTTGCCGTGGCCTCTGTGGTCATGACAATCCTGCTGCTGAGGTCTTCATCACTGTTAGCCCTGGCATTGATAACTGCAGCCTGGGGCTTTTCGGCCCCATTCGCCTTATACTGCCCATTGGCAAGTTTTGGCTTTCGTGGTTCGCTGGTTAATCCGGCAAAGGCATCTGCCAGCATATAGCCCCCAGCGTACTGGCTGCCATCTGCTGTGATGGGTGTCCCGGGCCTAAAAGCACCATCAGCATAGAACAGTTTCACAAGGCCTACTTCTTCGGCCTCCTTGGTGGTCAGCGTTGCCCCAGCGCTTTCGGTGACATTTTCGGTATCGCTGGATACCATGCTCATGGCTTCGGTGAATGCTTCTGCCATGGCATTGTCATAGCCAGCCGTGAAGCTGCCATCTGCATAAAATCTGCCGTCAGCCCAGATGTTGATTCCGTAGGTATCGGATAGGAAGAGGTTCACTAAATCGTCAAAGACTTCCATGCCCATAGAATCAGCATAGATAAGGCCCGTATATGCCCAGCACTTGGCCGTTATACTGCCATCAGCCTGGTATTCACCATTAGCTATATAAGGCCATACCTGGGGAGGATTCACCGCCCCCAGTGCGGCCCCATTGGCCCTGATTTCACCATTGGCCGTATAGGTGCCATCGCAGAAGGCCTCCCCCGCTGTCCCGCCTGCCAGATATGCGCCGTTTGCATATCTGCCCTGCCAGGGATAGCGTTCAATGAAGCCTGTTTCCTCCAGCAATGCCAGCAGGTCGCTTGCGGAAAGCTCATCTTTCAGCACCAGCAGATAGCGCAGGGCCTCCAGCCATGAGCGCTCATTTTTGGCACTATTGATAGCAGCCAAAATATTGGCCTGTTCTTCCGGGTCTGTGATTACATCGGATATGGTGACACGGAAATATCCGGGGCTTCCGCCGTATTCATACCATTCCTCTACCCACGATTCCACAAAAGCAGCAGCCAGCACTTTCTCCACGGCTGCCGGGGTGCCTTTTATCCTATGCCAGGCTATGGATTCACGGATAAGCCGCCTCTTGGTGTCTATATCCATGCCCAGGGGCCGATAAAAGTCCACATGCCACTGCCATGCCAGCAGGTCAAGGACTTTTTCCGGCAGTTCATCAATCCTGCTTATGAGCAGGTTTTCTTTGATGTCTTCTGTGACAGCCTGCAGCTCTGCATCCAGCGCGCCTGCAGCCGCTTCTATCTGAGGGTCTCCCCGGATACTCTCGGGGAGGATGTCCAAAAGGCTCAAAGTCTTAAATTCTTCAACCATCTTCCAATCCTCCGAAGTTCACCGTTACGGTGTTTTCTATGGCCACCTCACTGGCGGCCACTGTAGCAAAGGCAGGCTCTGAGATAACGGCTCTCTTAGCTCCTGCCTCTCTTACCCTGTAATAGAGTTCTGTGGGATTGATGTCCCGCCCCAGCTTTTCTTTCTGCCAGGCCACAAAATCACTCACGGCTTTCTGCACAGCAGTCTGTATGGCCACCGCGCTGGTGGCATCGTCCGAATCTATGTAGTAGGTCATGGTGATGTTGTAGTTTTTCGCCGTGGGGGCCAATACAGTTAATTGGTCTGTCAGGGGCCTCACAGTCCTGGCGTTCAGGGTGTCGCTTACTATCCCCAGCATTTCCGCCCCCGGCAGCTGCCCGCCCTCTAGCAGAGGATAGACATTCACCTGGCACGGGGCCGGGGATATGACAGCCACATCTGAAATCAAGGCAGAGGCCGTCTTTGTCCAAAAAATATAGGCCCCTTTACTCCCAGCGCAGGAATATTTTTCCGGGGCCTGCTGGATTCTCAGCCGGTATGAATCATCAGATTCCCTATCTGTCCCGCCCTCCGTGGCCGTAAGATTGCTTACACTATCCACAAAAGGCAGAGGGTCAACCATTTTGTTCAGCTCCCCAATGGCGTAGCTATTGCCGCCGCTTCCTTCTGTGGTACAGGTGGCAGCCACATCCCCCGTGAGCTGCCCGGCAGGAATAGACAGGGCCTCTGTGGTGGCGAAATATACGCCATCGCCTGCCGTTACCCGGTTCCCTATGGGAATGAGGGTGGCCTGTTCCCTGGCTGCCGAAAGGGTGTACCTGATGGTGGTGTTGGCAGCCGTTGCTCCCAGCCGTTCACATCCCACCAGTATGCCGATATGATCTAAATAATCCCCCACGGCGTAGGCCAGCAAGTTCATCTTGGCCGATTGGTCAATGATTTCCCGTTGCTGTATGATGACTGATTCCAACCCCAGCAGGAAAAGCCTCAAAGGGTCAGCCCTTGCCAGCTTTCTGCCCAGGATTCCTTCAGCTATGGTTATGACGTTGGATTCTATGGCATCCGTATCCCTATCAGCAAAGGATATGTCTGCCAGATTTTGCAGGTTCATTTCAGCTTAATCCTCACTTTCGGCAGCAAGGTGCCATCAGTCTCCTTGCCTTCGTAGTCCACGGACACCACCTGAGCACGTGGCTCATATTTGGCCACCGCCGCCACAATCTCGCCGGTGAGTTTGGCCTGGGCCGCTGCGATTGGCAGGTCTATCAGTTCCCCGTTGATGCCAAACTCTCTATCCATGGGCACGGTCTTTTTTAGTGTGGTAATGATGGTGCGCACGTTCTGCAGGATTTCCTCATATTCCGAGGCAGGAACAAAGTTTATGTCCTTCAGTTCTGCCGTCACATCAACTATCAACTACCCCCACCTCCCAGCATATCGGGCACATACTCTTTGAGTGTTACATCCACCTCAGAAACGATTACCCGCCCCATGTTGTCCACGGATTCAAGGGATTCTCCCACGCTTTCGATTATCCATTGGTTGGCCCCTATGGTCTGATTGCCGATAACCAAGTACATGGCCTCGCCTTTCTCGCATAGTTCCCTGAGTTTTCCCGCCTGCTCCGAAGGTTCCGCCCCCCAGCTGGTGGAAAATTTCATGGTGAAGGTGATTTCCTCCCCATCCGGCCCCAGATATTCAAGCAGAGGCTTCTGCCCGTTTATCTCATGGGTTGCATAGCGGGCCTTGGTGGTGCGCTTCATATCCCTGAAAGTGATTACTTCCCGGCTGGACACCTGAAAGACTATATCCCCCAAAGCCCCCAGGGGCATGGATAATCCGAAGGAGGATAGCTTCCCCATTACCTGGGATAGCACACCCTGGGCCATGTTGTTCAGGCTTCGCTGGAGGCTTTTCGTGTAGCTCCCTGCCACATTTGATAAAAAACCCATGGTCAGCCTCCTATGAACACATTAGGGCTGCCGCTGACATGTGAGCCGCCCTGCCCGCAGGCCTGGCATGTTGTGGCATCACCTATCCGCGTTGCCGCCCGCCCATTGATGAAGACGGTGGAGCTGCCGCCGGTGGTGGCGAAGGTGCCGCCATGGGGGCAGTTGCAGGGGCCTGTATCGTTCTTCCGATGTGCTCCCAGTCCGTTGATAATTACATCCGGGGAGACTACGCTGTTAGTCCCTGCCCTGCCGTGGGGGCAGCAATCCAGCCCCAGGTCACAGGTGCCGGATTCAGAATCCCCCAATCTTGTTGCTGCTGGCATTGTGCTCCCTCCTTTAGCAGTTCAGATTGATAACTGAGCCGTTGATATTTATCGGCCCCTTGATTTGCACATTAAGGGTATGGCTGGAACGGTTATACTCAAGGTATGAGCCATCCGAAAAGTCAAACCTCATAATGTCCGGGCTTTGCACCTGGGGAGG